CTTCCGATCTTCTTTGCGCACATCCCCCACCCACAGGGGATGTTTGCCCTCGCGAAGGAATCATTCATTATGGCTGGAATGACGGCTCTTGGAGAGGCGGTGATTGCTTATAACCATGGGCACACCATCGCGGGGCCGGCTCTCGTCAATTTTATTGCATTTTTCATAGGTAATATGGTCCTGCAGTTTGGCGGGTTCTATGACCAGGTGTTCCCACCCCCAGCCATTATACGGATGTAACTCCAAGTTGCAAATCCGTTCCAAAATTCGAGGTGACGACGTAGGATGGATGGACCGCCAAAACCTTGAGAACCCCCTTTTGACTCAACAGGCTCATGAAGTGATCAATTTGAAGTGAAATATCAGGCTCGCGATACTGCATCATGGCTGCACAGCCCTTCTGGCTGATCATGTACCCATGGAGACCCCAGAAATATTTGGCATTGGCATAAAACTTATTTACGGGCTGGCACTTTTTGCACCAGTGACCGAGTAGAATCACGTCCCAGTCATTCGGGAACGGCCCTCCATCTTCTACAATGTACTTTATCAGGTTTTGGTAAATTGTAGGATAAATCTTGGCATCATCCTCGAAGATGACGGCGTAGGGCTTGCCGGACGCCTGCACGTCCTTCCAGACCCCATAGTGACTCATGTAACACCCTATCATTCCTGGCGTCAGCTGGTCGTCACCGACACGCTTCTTGACATTCTTGAGGAAATTGAGCCCGAGCCACGTTTTGGCCGATACGAGTTCCTGGACCTCGTCACCCAACTGGTACCCGTTGATCGCCTCGAAGCGGATATAGGGCTTCGAGGCCAGATCTGACTTCTTATATTCCATATCAAAATTGATCATACGGTCCGTATTCTTGGCCATATTGATGACGTAGCAATCAAAGTTGTCCGGGAGCATTCGAGGCCCTAGGGGCATCCCTCTGCACCTCAAAAAAATGAGTGTTGCGAGGCACATGATGATGAGTACAAGAAACACTACCATCGTCTACATTTAGATACGAAAATAAAGCTTGGCCGTCCTAAAAGGGTATGCAGTATGAACGGCTCAGCCACGTTGAACATATACTCAAGCGACCAGACACCTATGTGGGATCCCTTGCACCTGAGTCAGGGTCTCACTGGGTCAGGGTCGTGGGCGGCCTATTTAGACTTGATACTCTTTCTGTTTCACCGGGGCTTGTGAAGATATTTGATGAGGTTCTGGTCAACGCCATCGACCAGTACTCTCTGCACCCTAAGAAGGTGACGTGTATTGAGGTGGCCGTGGGGCAGGACGGAACCGTCTCGGTCTACAATGCTGGCGTGGGCATCCCCCTCAAGAAACACGAAACCGAAAAAGGCGCCGATGGCAAGCCCCTCTGGATCCCAGAGCTCATCTTTGGCCACCTTTTGACCAGCTCAAATTACAACGACGAGGAGCAGCGCGTGACTGGTGGTCGTAACGGCTACGGCGCCAAACTCGCCAACGTCTTCAGTTCCCTATTTAAGATCAAAATTAGTGACGGGAAGAAAGTCTATGAACAGACTTGGACCAACAACATGAGCAAGGTGAGCCCTCCGGTAATCACGAGTGAGAAATGCATACCGTACGTGTCGGTCACTTTCTTGCCCGACTGGAAGCGGTTCGGCGGCCCCGGCGACTTCCGAGTCCTTGTGGAGAAGAGGACATGGGACACGGCCATGTGGTGCTCAAAGGCTCAGGTATATTTCAATACTCAATTGATGAAGGTTGATAACTTGAGTGAGTATGCTCAGGCTCACACGGGAACGGCGACGATCGCCAAGATGCACACGGACGCGTTTGAAATTGTCGTGACCCACTCGACGAGCGGGGGGTTCCAGCAATGCTCATGGGTCAACGGTATCGCGACCACAAAGGGAGGAAGCCATGTGGACAAGATCGTCAAGGTGCTCTGCGATGCGATCGTGGCCGACAAGCGATGTGCGACGCTCAAGCCTGCACAGATCAAGGCGTCCCTCTTTGTGTTTGTGCGGGCCGTGATCGTCAACCCAACCTTCTCGAGCCAGACCAAGGCTGAGGGCACTTCAAAGATTCTGGAGACCATTGAGCCCAAGCCAAAGTTCATCAAGGACGTCCTCGCCACGGGAGTCCTCGACGATCTCGTGTCCAAGGGTCTCTCTCTGGTCGAGAAAGAGCTCAAGAAGACAGATGGGTCCAAAAAGTCGCGCATTACGGGCATTCCTAAGCTCGATGACGCCAACTGGGCCGGTACGCATAGGTCTCATGAGTGCACCCTTATTATTACAGAGGGTGACTCGGCGAAGGCCCTGGCCATTGCCGGGTTGAGCGTTGTAGGCCGCAATGCTTTCGGCGTGTTTCCACTCCGGGGCAAGCCGCGCAATGTTCGGGATGCATCGGTAAAACAGGTTACTGATAATGAGGAATTTTCCAGCCTCAAAAAGATCCTCGGGCTTCAGCATGGCAAGGTCTATAATTCATTGAGAGAATTACGCTACGGCCGACTGATGATCATGACGGATGCTGATCTGGACGGGAGCCACATCAAGGGTCTGGTCCTCAACATGTTCCATGTGTACTGGCCCAAGCTGATCGAGCTGGGGTTTGTGGTTTCAATGGTCACGCCGGTCATCAAGGCGGGAAAGGTGTGGTACTTTACGGAGGAGGAATACCGCCAGTCGCTTGCGACTGGCGTTGGCGAAGCCCTCACAGGAGGGGCCTCCGGCCCACGGACCGCAGGCGGTCCGGTGAAGTACTACAAGGGTCTGGGTACCTCAACCTCCACAGAGGCCCGTGAGTATTTCAAGCAAATTGAGCGGCTGACGGTCGCCTTTGGCGCCGATCCTAAAATGAATGAGTCGATGAACCTGGCGTTCGCCAAGGCTCAGGCGGACGACCGCAAGGGGTGGCTCACAGCACACATGGCCTCGCCCCCCCCTGGAATTCCATATGGGCACCTTTCGGCCCTGCCCGTCACGGATTTTGTGCATCGCGACCTGGCCAACTTTAGCGCCGAGGACATCAAGCGATCGATTCCCCACGTTGTCGATGGCCTCAAACCGTCCCAGCGCAAGGTGATATTCGCATGCCTCAAGAAGAACCTCGTGAGCGACATGAAGGTGGCGCAGCTCGGCGGCTACGTGGCAGAGCAGACGGCCTATCACCACGGCGAGGCCAGCCTCCAGGGCACAATTGTGAATTTGGCTCAAAATTTCGTCGGCGCAAACAACCTGAACCTTCTCGAGCCCTCGGGGCAGTTTGGCACGCGCCTTGCGGGCGGCAAGGATGCGGCCAGCTCTCGTTACATCTTCACACGACTGAACCCCACGACCAAGAAGATCTTCGACCCGACGGACTCGCCGGTGCTCAAGTACATTGTGGATGACGGGCAGACGGTCGAGCCCGAGTTTTACGCACCGGTGGTGCCGATGGTGCTCGTGAATGGCGCAGAGGGTATCGGTACCGGCTTCAGTTGCTACGTGCCACCGTACGACATTGAGATCATCAAGCACAACATCATGTGCGCCCTGGATCAGGTGGCGATGGTGCCGATGGTGCCGCACTTCAAGGGGTTCAAAGGCCGGACGACCAAGACCAAGGATCACACGTGGGTTCTGGAGGGCGTAGTCGCCAAAGAGGGGTCTCAGCTCCACGTGACCGAGCTCCCACCTGGTCAGTGGATTCAAGATTTCAAAGAGCATCTTGATGCACTCCTAGAAAAGGGAACCATCCAAAAGTTTGAGAATCACTCGACGGAGACCACACCCGACTTTCGCATCTGGGGAGCCGACGGTTTGGAAAACCCTCTCCGGGAGCTCGGTATGACCAAGACTATCCACACCTCAAATATGCACCTGATTTCCCCGAACGGGTCTGTCAAGAAGTACGGGAGCCCCGAGGAGATCCTCTTGGACTACCTAGAGGTTCGCATCGACATCTACAAGAAGCGCAAGGCGTGGCTCCTCAAAGAATTTGAAACGGAAATTGAGTGGCTATCTGAAAAGGCTAGGTTCATACGGGGTGTGATCAACGGAACCATCAAGGTGATGAACACGCCCCTGGCCCAGATCCAGGCCCAACTCAAGACGGTTCAATTCAAGGATGAAATTTGGTCAAAGCTGCTCGACATCAAGACGTACCAGTACACGAAGGAGGAGGTGGACAAGCTCGTGGCCCTGATCGAAAAGCGCACCAGCGACCGCAATGCACTGAAGGCGATGAGTGTGGTGCAGTTGTGGAAGAATAATCTGAGCGAAGTGTAGAGATGGCGACTTTCACGCCCGCGGCCCTAAAGGAGGCCGTCAATGAATCTGATGTAATAAAACTCGAACGTTACGTGCAACCCAAAGTCATCGACGCCCTCAACAAGTCCCACGTCCTAGAACTCGAGCGAATGGTCCAAAACAAAATCATCCCTCTGCTTGGTGGAAGCAAGGTCTTTGCACAGACCCGGGCGGTCCAATCGCAAGTCGAGTCTACGCTGAACCCGCCGCCGTCTCCTAATGCCGCGGCGACCCCCGCCGCCCCCATCGCCGTCTATCAACCCGTGGAGGTGAATGGATTTTTCAAGGTGACTGGAGATACCGAAGTGACGTTCTTCGTGACCACGCCATGGCCAGGCTTTGCAGTGGGACCCGGCTGGACCGGTACCGGGTTTTATGGAATTGTGGGAAACATCCACGTCACGGGGGCGAGCAACACACCTGGAAGCGAACCGGTCACGTCACGCACGAGTGAAATTTACAACTGGAAATTCACACTCCAGTCTGACACCGAGCAGTTTATAGAAGAGACGCGTCACGCTATAGGTGCGCAGCTTTATCCACCTGATCAGGTTCCCGGGGCGACGGCGCAGCGCTCGGGCCCCATATACGGCAACTTTACAGTGGATCTCCACGTCCCCAAGGTTATCCTGACGGCGCCGCCACCCGAGGGGCTGACCGTTGGGTGGTACATAGTGGGATTGCCGACCGTCGGCCCATGCAAGATTGTGTCCTATGACGGACAGACGTTGATGCTCGAGCAAAATGACGGTGCGATCCCCGAAAATACAGCGGCGCCCATATTCCTTCGGGGCTCGCCCACGATGGCCGTGGAACCCAAATACTCCATGGATTTTGTGGCGGCTCGCTTTTACACGAGCAACCTTGCGCAGCGCAAACCCGTCGAGATCAACCCACGGGTGATGGGCGGCAAAACCTACGTGCCGCTCCGGGACCTGTCCACTGAGATCAAAGATGACGAACCCCAATACGACCCGTTTCTGGACATTAAAGGCAAGGGATTCAGTACGGGATCCGTGCTCTCCCTGTACGCCACGGGACCCCAAGACAAATACCTGCTGTCGGAAGATCCAGAAAAGTCGACGTTTCGCAACACGTTCAAGCAGCACACCAACTTTGTGATGTATCAGAGGGTCACTCCTTTTCCACCTGGAAATCCATCCTACCAAGGCCGGACATATACTATCGAGATCTTGCCAACAGAGGTGGGTCATCTCATTTCGAACATGTACTTCACTTGCACAATTCCAGCTACAAATTTTGGATTGAATGAAAACATCGGCCGGGCTCTCATCAAGCAGGTGGATTTCATGGTGAATGAGACGGTCGTCGAGACGCTCTATGACGACTGGTACATTATCCGGGACCAGGAGTTTCTGGACGCGGATGAGCAACTTGGCATGTACAATATGGTCGGCGGATACAACTCGAATATCACAGCCACATCCAACGTCAGCGTCGTTTGCCCACTCGAGTTCTTCTTTTGCCGTCGGCACTCCCATGCAAATAAAGGACGCGAGCGTCTTCGCAAGCCCTATTTCCCTATATGCGCCATGTGGAACCAGAAGCTCTACATTCGGTTCACCTTCCACCCAAGCGCCTGGTGGTCGAACAGCGCATCGACATTCGATTTTACGAACCCGGCCCTTTTGACGGAGGAAATCCTTCTAGATAATGCCGAAAAGCTCTACTACCAGAACACACCCCTACGGTACATAGTAAACCGCGTGAAAAAGGAGACGCCCGTGGCCTTTGGAGCCAGTGGCGTTTCTGGCATCTTCTCGGCCAGCACAGCGCAGATCGTCCAAGCGACCGTCAACCAGACGAGCATCCAGCTCTCTGCAAGCTTCCCCGTGCAGAGCATATTCTGGTTCTTCCGGAGTCGTTCGTATGAGTCGGTCACGAGCTCGAACGTCCAGACGGCGGGTCAGCCCGATGGAAGCTACTATAACCAGCGCTACAACTACGGATACACAACCGACTATATCAAGACTGGTGTGAGCGTCGCTTGGCCTTCATCCAACAACACACCCACGAATTTCATCGATCCTATTTCGACAGCAAAAATCACCCTCAACAACATCGATATCCTGAGCACCTTCCAGGGGAGTCTTTATTACACGTACAAGCAGCCCATGGAGCACGGGTTATCCGTGCCCTCGAGAAACATCTACACGTACTCGTTCGGGCTCACGCCGGCCGAGTACAATCAAGGAGGGTTTCTCAATTTTTCAAAGTTAAATTCGCAAACAACTTCACTCACCATCACATTCAACCCTACATATGCTACACAGATTTCACAAGGGTACAACCTGTATCTATTTTACTATGGATATTCTGTCCTGGAATTTCGAGAGGGATTTGCCCGCTTGGCATTTTCTTGAGGTGGCTGATGATCCCGTTGGTGATGCACCACCGGATGAAATTGAGCTGGGCCACCGTGGTGGTGCGGCCCTGGAAATCGATCCGGGCCGTACGGCAAAAAGGATCGAAGAGCTTCTTGGAGTAGCCGTCCAGACTCGACTTGTAGGCCACGTGTACCGTGAACATCTTTCCGTTCGGTGCGGTATACGTGACGTGCTGCGTCTTGGCGTAGTTTGTGACGAACCACTCGAGTTTGCGCAGAGAAGGGATGCCCTTGGCACTACTCCGTCCCAAAATGTCACCGAGTTGCTGCTGGTTCTCGGGAACCGCGTAGAAGCGCTCTAGGCTCTCGAGAAGAACTTGTGATTTAGCCATTAATAATTTTATGCGCGAATTCTCTAAGCTTCCCAAGGTGGTGGAGGCTCAGCCTCCTGAACGGGTTCTGGAGCTTGCTTTTGAATAGGCGCCTGTTTCTGGTGGAACCCACAGTACCCGTTTTCCCTGGGGGCCTTTAGACAACGCTTATTGCTCTTGAGTAGGCCCTTGCAGAATATGCACTCGAGACCGACAGTGTCCTTCACGAGCCTCCCCATAGGAATCTCGTACAGTCGTGAGATGACGCAAAGCACGTTAGTCAGCTGAAGCTGCACGCGACTGGCCACCTCCTCCTCGATTAATTCGAGGATCCGTTTCTCCATACTCTATACAGAGACGAGACCGTTTAAGTCGGCGCGGCCGCCTTGGCGAAGCGCGCCAGGAACGCTCTGCGGGCATCCGCCTCGGCCCCAGAGGCCGCCTTGACCATGAAGCGCTTGTCGAAGATTGTATCGGCGCTCACGAGCGGCTCCAAAAGGTCCTGGACCGGCTTCTTGAACTGATTCGTGAAATAGTACTGGTAATCGATCGCCAGACCCTTTTCCTGTACCCATGCGGGATCTTCCGCCTTTTCGTACATCCTGCCTTCACCCTTGATGATCACAAACGGCACTCTGTCACCCTGTTGCGGCTCTGACCCGGGTGCCCGAGCCTTGATCTTGTCGCGGACCGCCACGTGGGCCATAGGGACCTTGTACGCGGATGCGAGCTGCTTGCTCATCAAGAGCTTCTCCATGGGCACATTGCCCTGCATCAAGTTTCGGGCCGCCTCGCGCGCCGTCTCTATGACCGGACGCGGATCGCTCGATTCGAGGATCTGGCCGAGGAGCCCTTTGAGCGTCTCGCGCACGAAAGGACAGCTGTCCCGCCGGACCACCTGGAGACCCTTGACGTCAATCTTCTTGAAGACCACGGCACCCGTCTTGTCCTTTTCGTACATCTTGGCCGCGTAGCGCTTCTTCGAGTACAGAAAGTACGGGCAGTAAACCTTCTCGAGTTCGAGGTCGTTTGGCGCCTTGAAGAGCTTCGTGCACTGCTCGGCCGCAATCTCCCCTTGCTGCCAACTGTAATCGATCGCCTCTTGCCCCTTTCGACCCTGGACGTCAAACTCGACCATGACGCTGTCCGTGTTTTTCACAATCATGCACCCAACACCGGCTTGGAAGGTCCCGGCTTCCGTCTCGAGGTCGTAGACGAAGCCGTCCCACGATTCGTCGAGGATCTCAATCTTTTTGATGGCATCCGGGTCTTTTCTTTGAGAAGCCTTGGTCCAAGTGAGACGGAACACATTAGGTTTGTCGGAACGCGTGTTGAGCGACACGTTGAAGCACCCCATGTGTCGCAAGAATATGTAATACCACTGGGCCGTCACCTGGTTCTTTGTATCGATGCGATGGCATCCTATTTTTTCGGCATCCTTTCGGCATCCATCAGCCGCCCACAAGCCGTCCAGAAATGATTTAGCGTTTAGACCAAATGCCTTGATGGGGACCTTCTTAGCCTGGCCATCATAACACGTGGCGCGATACTTGCGGACCAGATCTACGACCGACCCTCTCCGTGGAGACAGCTTGTAAACGCCCGAGCTCTCAAGAGTATTCATAATAACAAAGTCGTACCCTGTGTGAATTTTCTCACAGTATTCTTTGCATTTTTCGAGAAGATTAAGATCCTTGTTATTTATGGCCCATGTCGACTTGGCACCCGAAGGGCAGTCGTACGACCCACACGAGCCGTCACCGACGAACATGCCCAAAATGAAAGCCTCCTCGACCGAACACACTTCATCGAACCCGAGGCTCTCCGGAAAAGAATGATATAGCTTCTGGCCAACCTGAACATCCGTGGGCTTTAGGAGGCTCAGGTCCGGTCCCAAGAGCGAGTGGTCCTCGGTAACATCCACGATACCAGTGTGAGTTAGGATCCTGTATATCTTCTTAGCACACTTGTGACGAATGACGCGCTTGATGGGTTGCCATCCATCGTGTGTCCACGCCTCTACATGGGTCAGTGTAGACTCTTCCTTGTCGGCGCCCTGCTTGAGGAACCCTGGATACTCTACCCAGTCGACTCCTAGAGACTCAATTGTCCTAACGCTGACGCCACCAGCTATACGGACAAGCACGGGAGTTCCCGGCATTACGGAATCACCATACCTCACCTTTGCGCCTGGAAAGTGGGCCTCGACGTAATTCTTAGTCTCCTCGATCATTTGTCGACCGCGCATCGTCACGGTCGACGCGATGGCGACGAGCGGAAGCATACCCTTGGAAGCGCCCGTGAAGCCGTAAATCGAGTTCATAGAAATCTTGTAGGCCAACTGTTGACCGTTGTAGACCGCCTCCATGGGCGTTCCTTCCGCCTGAGCCATCAGCTTCTTGGCCTTTTTGCGAAACGCCTTGAGGTCCATCAAGATGACTGGGAGAAGGGAACAGACGGCCGCGCCGTCTGTGGACCGCTGCGCAAACCGATGCGATCCAAACTGTTCGTACTGAACGCCTGGTAGATTGTCGTACCGGGCATCCATCACTAGCGACGAGTAGCACAGGTTGTGGGCGCACATGATGCTCGGGTACAGACTCGCGAAATCGAGGGCTGTGATTGGTCCATAGTACGCCCCGGCCTGCGCCTCGAGCACCGTCGCACCCTCGTAGCCCTCGTCCGCTGGCCCAGAGGCGCCATACTTGAACGTAGGGATGATGAAGTTCAGCTCGCGCGCCTTGTAGGCCATCTGGCTAAACACCTTGATCTGTTGTCCTCGCTCGCTCAAAAATGCAAGAGGGACCCAGCACGCCTTGGCCATCTCGATCTGGTTCTGGATCTGGCACAATTTGTCCATGAGCGCATGAGGAAGCTCCGTATCCTTGATGCAATACGCCGCAACCTCACCGAGGCGCTCGGGGTTTCCCTCTGCGTAGCGCCTAAAAATCTCCTTGACCGGCATGTCGTTCTTTTGATCCTTGAGGAAGTGCTTGGACACATTATTCAGCGAATAGCTCTCGAGCTTGTGCTCGCGCTTGACATCCTGGAACAGATCAAAGACGTACCGGCCCTTCATAGGCACCATCTTGAGCTCGTTGTTGCCTAGAGCACTCGAGCTCAAATTCTTGACGACCAATTCTGCTACAGAATTCTTGACACGACCCCATACGGGAGTCAGCTTGTGGTGGATCGTCGCCCGAACCTGCAAAAACTCGAGATCGAACCCGAAGATGTTCCATCCTGTAATAATGTCCGGATCAATCTTCAAGAGGTGGCGCTGGAAAGCCTGCAGAAGCGCCTTCTCCGTGTCGAAGCACTCGAGGTCCGGCCCGGCCGACTGCTTGAGGCATAGACACTTGCGGTCGACCCAACCCTCGCGCCCAAAGTCCCTGGTCGTCATACCGATTTGAAAGATGACGTCACTAGGGTTTTTGGCGTCAGGGAAGGCGCCCGTGCTCGAGTAACACTCGATATCAAAGGACATGATTCGCAGGGGCGCAAAGTCGTCGCGATCGATCGGCCGGACGTGCTTCCAGTTGGGCGACCACAGAGCCACGTCACACGTGGTATCCACGTCAGGTTCGCACGGGCCGGGGTCGACCCAGCCGGTCGAGCGGATCCCTGAGCAGTGCATGAAGCGCAGGACCGAGTCGATATTCGCCTCGTAGACCGAGCATCCGTTGAGCTCTGGGTACTTGCGATTCTCGATGCACCAGACGCAGCCACGGAGCGCACGATGGCTCTTGAACTCGAGCTTCAGGAACCGAGAGAGCTCACCATTCTGGAACCCCCAGAGGTCCGTGCCGTGGTGAAGCTCACACGACACGAGGTCCCTGAAGAACGTGCCCTTGAAAAACTTGCGCAACTCTGTCAGGTCAGCACCCTTGGGCGGCTTGACGTAGAAGAAGGGATTGAATCGGGTCCCAAGAGAGACCGATTGACCGTTTTCGGCCCGACCGAAGATTCGTACGACATACAAATTTTCGGGCGAGTCTGCGCCCTCCCAAGCGACCGCTTGGAAAGGAACGCTCATCTTACTTAATTTATTAGGGTCTAAAATCTCTAAGCACCGGTCGAACCAAAGCCTGCGGTGCCACGGGCCGTCGGCGAGGCGACCAGCCCCGTGCACTCGCCTGGAATCTCCACAACATCGGCCACGGTGTAGTTCTCGAGGATCAGCTGCGCGATCCGGTACCCCGGGCGGATAACGAACGGCTGCGTACAATCCAGATTCTGGAGGACCACCTTGATCTCACCCGTGTAGTCTGGATCGATGACGCCCGCCAGCGTGTCCAGACCGTGCTTCACGGCCAGTCCAGAGCGAGGTGCAATTCGTCCATAAGTTCCTGGCGGGAGCTGTACTGTGATGCCGGTCGAGACGACGACGCGGCGGCCTGGTAAAACAACGTAGCTATCAGTGCTGAAGAGGTCGTAACCAGCAGCGCCAGCGGTAGCGCGAACTGGGAGAATTGCAGAAGGATTAATCTTGATAACATTGAGCGCCATTATACTATGAATACCATCATCTTCTTTAAATCTCTCATTTAAAGTTCTCAGCAGTTCTAAATTAAATGGCCATAAAGTCGCTCGTTCTCGACATAGATGGAGTCATCGTGCGCGACAAGCTCCTCATGAATCACGTCAATGAAAACTGCGTCAATTACATTCGGGCCAAAATGCCTAGCGCCAAGGACCCACGCGACGTCAACCGCGTCCTGTACATGGCGCACGGTCACACGGCTCGAGGTCTCCATAACAGTTTTGGAATTGACGTGAGCGATTTTAATGAAAAGGTTTACGACAAGAAGCTCATCGACCACCTTGGCGAGGTTATCTCCACTTTCGAATTTCAGGAGGAGGCCAAGTACATTCACGAGTGGACCAAACGTGATGGCTGGAAGGTGACGCTCTTCACAAACGCGCCTGAAATCTGGGCCGGCACGGTTGCCCGTGCAATCAGTGACGGGCTTTACATCCAGTGCGGACCTGATGACGTCATGTCCGGACCCTTGAAGCCCGAAGCGGCTGCGTACGCCAACTTTTCAAAGACGTGTACGAACATTTTCGTAGATGATTCGCTCAAGAACCTCGCGACGGCGCGATGGATGCCGAACTGGCACCCGATTCACTTTAGTCAAGATACGCCAGACCCGAGGGCGTGGTGTCCGGTGATCGGCTCTCTCTGGGAGCTCGATCTCTTCATCAAGTCGGCCGATCACCAGATGGAGAATCACGAGGTCAGGCTGAGATGATTATCTTAACAAACAGTAATGAAGCCTCGCCACCCACGACACATCACGGTGACGCGTCAGTGGCCAGAGCGCTACTTCACGGGCCTCAGCAAGTCCCTCCGGCTCGTGCGCGAAAAGGAGCTGCTCAAGAGGCGGCGCACACCCTACTCCAAGCTCGGGCTTTCCAGGACCGATAAGGGTGGGACGAAACGCAAGTCCAAGTGGACGGGTTTATTTCATAAAACCTACCCAGATCTAAAGTTTAACAAGGATGCTATTGCTCGGCGAACGGGGATTAGCCGTTCGACGCTCAATACAGTCTACAACAGGGGCCTCAAGGCGTGGAAGACGGGTGGGAGTCGCGTCGGTGCCACCCCGCAGCAGTGGGCTATTGCGCGTACATATAAATATGTGTTGGTGACGAAACGAAAGGCTCCAATGGCCTGGTACGCGACGCGATTCGATCCTGACCAGGACCTCAGGCGTAAGCGCGCGCCTTTTTAACAGTGCTCGCAGAGCGGACAGGCGAGGGAGACCGTCCGCGCTTCACGCGAAAAGTGTTCACCGGGACGAATCGGAGCGCGTTGAGCTCGGCGTGCATGGCAACCGTCCGCGCCTTGTGAGGGGCCTTCATAAAGCGCCGCACTGCGTTCTGTACACGGGCGTTCACGCGCCGCCGGGCATTTGCAAGCGCCTGATTCACGGCTTGGTTCCCGTGGCGCGCCTTGAGGACGTTGATGGTGTTGTTGATGTTCATGATGCGCTTCTGCCCTGCGTTATTTCGCGCGTTGAGCTGACGACGGACGATGGCGAGTGCATCAGAGTAAAGAGTCATCTATTACATGTCAATATATTTTAGCGCTCCTCTGGTATTCTTCGCCGCCAAGAGTTCCACGAGGTGTGAAACTCGTTCCCTGAAGTTCTTGGCCCCGACCGACTTGAGGTAGTTGGTCCAGTATGACTCGGCCCAGTTGGCTTGGTGACCGTAAGCGACGTCATTGAACTTGACGTCGCTTGCGATGCGGATAGCCTTGCGAGCATTGCATAGATACTCACGCTGGACGGCGCTCATCATCTTTGATTTTGGATGGAAATTGTAGAGACCTACACCCCCGTGACCCTCACATGACATCATTTTACTTCACGAGTCTTCCTCTCGACTCGAGAAATACTTTATAAAAAGAGGTTCGAACCTTTGACCTTCTTTCGTGAGGTGCATCTGTCCCCGGTCATCCAGCCCAACGTCAGTGAATGGATTGAACGAATTTTCAGTCAAAATTCTCCATCTTTCCTTGTACTTGCGATTCTCAAAGGATCCATGCCAAAAGTGAAGTATGGTGCCGTCGACCCACGAGAGCTTCATGTCCTTTACGGTATTTTGATACTCTGCCAAGAGTGTTTTGTAATTTGGATGGACATTTCCAGGTGCGCTCTCGACTGCTCGACCGGCAAGGGCCATCGCCATGTGCCGGTCACCCGAGCCCAGGATGGCCCAGTCAATCAGGCCACCCATGCGGGTCCACGCGTCCCGAGTACAGGCCCATGCGTACCCAGGGTGCCAAAACCCGTACCGGTCATTAGGGGTCCATGGGGTCCCAGAGCCTATCGCCATATATGCGAACCCCTTGTCCGTCTTGATGGCTTCCCCATTAGGACCGAGATTTACCGCAGTCCTGAAAAGCTGGACGATGTCGGCCGTCTGGAGTTCCTCGATGGTTTCTTGGACCCAATTTTGGTTCAAAAATCTAATGTCCGCATCGACCCACGCCACGTTCCTCCACCCCCGGGGCAGCTGACCCATGGCCAAGTTTATGAGGTTCTCTTTGATCCATATATGGTCATCAGTCTGGAACTTCAGGTGGGACCATACGGGCAATTTGGGGAGTGGTGCCGGTCCTACACATTCACTGATCACGATCCTGATCCCTTTGGTCTTGTGAATTTCATTCACAAATTCGATGAAGAGTTCTCGGCGGCGCTGAAACTTGCAATAATTGAAATACGGTAAGACGACGTAGAGGGGTTCACTTGGTCGCCAACACCCCATCCTATTTTTACCGAGATATAATAAAGTGTTGCTGATCCTCCTGCTCCCGCACCCCAGTCGACCTTGCACGAGACTAAAGACTCTTAGAGAATTTACAAACAAAAATAGCAATGGAGGCTATTGTAGCGTCTGGGATCATCGGCGCCTACAAGTTTTGGCCCGAGCACAGGGCCAAGTGGGATATTCAGGTCGACCTCGTTTCTGTAGGTCTGGGCCTTTTGTCCCTATTGACGCTGACGGACGTATTTGATGTACGAGCCTCGGTGTTGACCAGGCTCCATACCCGGTTCGAGACGGGGTACTATCTTGGATTTCTGGTCACGGACCCAAAGCAACTCGGTCATCACACAGTGACCCTCACGCTCATGTTCATGACTGGACCGTACAAGCAGTTCATGTCGCTCGTTCTGTTCATTTTTAGCCTCACGAATCCGTGCCTCGATATGTACCGGCAAACCAAGTCGTCCATGTGGCTTGTACCATTTTGCACCGGATTCTTCACGTTTCGCGTGGTCGGTGGTGGAATGTTGACCAGGCGGCTTCTCGGGGCCCCAGATTCAGTGCCCCTTAATATTTACTATTCGTGTTCTATACTCATGAGCTTCATATGGGCAATGCAGATATTCTGGTTCGGGAAGATTGTGACGAAATTTGGACCTGAAATAAAGGTCAAGCGCGTGCTTTGATCAATGGGTTGGGGAATCTCAATCGACCAAGACGAGAATGGCTTTGTCCGCTGCGGAGACGCTGATTTCGAGACGGGACCAGAGGATTACGGGGGTTACCCGCCCTGCAGTTACGTCATGATCTACGAGGGAATGGAGGTGTATCGTGGCGAGATTGACATGGCGCGCGACGAGGGGAGCGTCTATGCGGCCAACGAGCAGTGCTGGGAGGCGTTTGGATACGCCAAGAGGCGCTGGGACCGTCTAGACGAAGAGGCGCAGTGGAATATTCACTGCGAGTGGATGGCTGAGAAGCGCGCTGAAATCAAGGAGTGCGTGGTGGACAAGGAGGCGCGAAAGGCGAAGAACGATGAACTCGAAGCTTTCGATCATGCACCGGTCGTAAAGCTCGAGGATGAGATCAAGGCTCTCGACGAGCGGCTGGCCCGGAAGAACGCCGAGCACGCGAAACTGCGCGCGCCCCTCACGAAGCTGGAGGCTGAGTACGCCGAGATTACGCAGCCGGACCGCGACAAGAAGGCCCTACAGGCCATCGTGGACCTCGAGAAGGAGTGGGCTCGTGGGCGTTAAATTCTCCGTCTAAATTAATGAACAACGTCGCCGTCTTGGGCCCGAATAAACTCCTGAACAAGAGCCTGCGACACGACGCCCGTAGACTCGTCCGGGAGACCATAGATCGCAATTGGTTCAGGGATGCCTATAAATTCAGTAATAGTCACTATGCGGTGATGAATACAAATGGGAAGTTGGTCGGGTTCGCACTAGTCAACAAGAACCACCGAAACCAAAAGGGGGACATGCGTATTCGCCTCATAGGAGCGAATAAAGGGCAGGGTATAGGGAGAATCCTCATAGAGCGCATAATCAAGAATGCACGAAACAGGGGACTCGCGACCGTGACGCTCGAATCGATTCCGGAAGCTCGTGGATTTTATAACAAAATGGGATTTAGATCCATAGGTATCGGGAACAATATGCGGTTCAATATACGTAAATCACCTTCTCGCCCGTCTCTAAAGCGGCGCGCATCTTCTGTAGGGTCTTCTGTGCGGCGATCTGCGAACGGTCAAACGCCCCGCCGTTGAATTCCTCCTCGAAATTGTCGACGTCCTCCTTGGTCAAGACCATCGTCTTGTTGCGCCACGAGACGTTGGTACTCGGCATCATTCCAGCATCGAGTGCAGCGTCATAGGCCTTATTAAACGCCTCCCGAGTCGGGAAGGCTTTGTCCTGATAAAGGTTGTTAATCCAACTCAGGACATCCGGATCACTGAATTCGCCGAGCTTGTTCTTCCACTGAGGCGCGGCGAATTCAAGGAACTTGCGCTTAGGCGCAAACTTGATGGGGATGGAGGCAAACTTTACGAGAGTCGTGCAGGCCATGGTTGTCTTTTCCAGTTTTGGGTGATTCGGCGGTCGCTTCACGGCTCGCTGGGCCTCACACGACACGTTTAAATCCATGTTGTGATGAGAGCGGCCCATTCCTCTCTGCGAAACGTCACGTTCTCTTGACAGTCGTACGATCCGTGCATAAAGTTCCGTCGTACGTTGTACACGTCATCCTCGTCCTTCACGAAAAAGAACGCGGCAACCTGCGCCACGAGGCCCGAATGTATATGGTGGTCGCTCCAACCGATTTCACGAAGTTCATCGTTGTTTAACCAGGTGAATATCATTTCTTACTAACAATGCACCAAGAATCCTTAAATACCAATTCCCAAAAACTCCCTCCCAATCTTGGAGCCGAGAAACATGGCTGTCAGGGCGGTGATCGTAATGACCGCGTGACGAGTGTTCGTGTTGATCATCTGCAAGTGAATGATGAGAACCGTCAAAAAGCCGATCCAGAAGAGCAGTGTGTAAAAGTCCATTTATATTAGGAAGAGGAAATTTATTGACGGATCGATGTGATAC